TCTGATTGTCTACGTGTAAACGCACACCATCAATACTTTTGCTGATACGATCTTCCAGTACACGAGCTTTAGCTTCTGTGAAGCTCTCTGCTTGAAGGTTGTACACCCTATCCTCAAGCTTCCCCAAGCTACTCCACTGCCAACTGACAATGAGGAAGAGAGCACTAATAGCCACCTTCTCTAGTACATTGACCAGCCTCGTGTTCTCTTTTGTTTCATCACTTGCCATAAACTTTCATCAACCCTTCTCTGTATTTTCTTTGTTTAATAAGAAGAAGTCTGTACTGCCCAATGCAAGATGTATTGGAGACATAACCTGAAGCTAAGGAGCGTATGGTATAACCAGCACCTTTAGGCTCACAGGGATCAACCAATAAGCTTTCAGGGATTGGTACATTCACTTCCTTTACTTCTGTTACAACTTTCGTTGAGCAAGCTGACGAGAGTGCTAGGGAGCACACCATCAAGAGAGACAACACTTTGTGTTTGTACAACATTACTTGTTTTGTTGACATTCTCAGCCTCATTTGAGGTTTTCTGGAGTACCGCAGGTACGACTACCATTTTATCAATAGCGTTCAAAACAGCCTCAGTTTTTCCCACAATCTCTTGCTGTTCTGTTTGATTCTCAGCAGCTATCTTATCTTGTAATGTACAGACTTCACTCTTACGTTCAAGAGATACAGCCATAAACTTGTTAGAGACAATAGCCACTTCCAATTGGCTTTCAGCTACAGCTTTATCAGAGTAGAAAGAGTAAGACAAGTAACCAAACAAGCAGTTAAGAGAGATTGAAACAAAGAGTGCAATGATAAGGGGTTTACCTATCGCTAGACTACTCAGCATCTTGATTATCCTCTACTGTCTGATCAATGAAGCGACCGATCAATCCGAACAACCCAAAGCTAATGGCTAGAATAGCCAGAAGGGGGAGGGCAATTTCAGAAGATAACACACCTAGGACAGACAACCCTGATATACTCAGGGCTATTAGGAAGTTACCAAGCATTGACAGAAAGCTGTAGCTTTTAAGGATATTCTTTTTGTCTTTTAGTAGTCTCATATTAGAACCAGCGTGCAATCATCGTAAGCATCATTGGCTCGGAAGCTACAGTCCCAGCAGACGCGGTAATGGTGTACTCCCACGCGGTATCGCTAACGCGCAGCGCAGCAGCAGCGTCTGCTGTGAGCGAACTAGCAGAGCCAAGCCCGAGAAGACTTCGGTATCCGCCGGCAGTGCTTACCACAGGCGCAATCGGAAATGTGAAAGTCTGAGTTGTGAGCAGTGTCATATCCATATTGACCAAGCGCTGGCACTCAAGACGACCATCTGCGTACTTAACCCACGCCCCACCTGCGTTGATGACACCGCCGCGCTCAAACTCTGGTACTACCTTTCCGCCAGCGGCTTCCAGTTTCTCGGTTGGAACAATTGAAGTGCTTATTGTTCCGGTAGCTCCACTCGTGGCCCCGGTTACAATTCCACCTACGGTAAACGGCCCGGAGGATCCAGACAGGAGTAGACGCTGACCAAGTCCCGTTAGGTTGTTAAGGACGCGACCTGTAACGCCTGTTGATCCAGGTGCGGAGATGTTCTCGCCCTCGATAAACTGCCCGGTTACTCCTGTTAGCTTTAACGATCTGGCAAGCAATCGGGTGGTATCTACGTTGCGCGTTTGAACATTTGCTTGGAAGGCGTTGATATTTGCCTGGCCGCTATACTCAATGAACCCAGAGGTTACGTTTCCGCGCAGCGCACCATCTGAGAAATTTACCCCAAGCTCTCCGGCGTTGTAAATGGACACATTTGAGAGTAGCAAGTCCTGTGTGCCTGCCCCCACCGATATGCCATGTAAAAATGCACCATCAACAACAATATTTGAAGCCACGGACCCGGTCGCCGGTAGTCCTGTATGCCCAAAGTTCACACCATGGTTTTCTCTGGTGTTGGTGCTTCTTACGTTGTTGAGAACACCATAAGTCGTGTCAAAACCAACGCCAGAGGCCCCAGCGTTATCCACAGAAGCGTGCGTAACGGTATTTCCATTGCCACTTACCTGCAACCCTGAATACTCGGTGGTATACATCCCTTGGGCGTGGTCCATGCCAACAACGGCGAAGTTACACTCGTATAGGTAGATCCCCTCTCGGCTCCATCCGGATAATTGCCCGATTCTGACGGAGGCCCTATGGCACCTGTATAGGTATACAGCGCCGGATGATGAGTTTCGTATGCCATCCACTGAGGGGGTGGGCGCATCTGATGCCACGTAATGCCCGGCTATCGACTGGATGCGCACCACGGGGGCGGGACAGTTAGTCAGGTAAACTAGGTGCGTCCCAATCGCACCGACCTGTCCCGCGTAATTACCGTCTATAGCGGCGACTTGGATATAAACCCCAGTGCGACCGGCGGCATATAACAAGCGGTCGAAGTCTGCGCAGCCGCCTGGGAGCTTGAGCGTTCCATAGGCAAATACTTTGGCGTTATCAGTCAGCTCAAAATTCTTAATGACTGACACGCGACCATAGGGGAATATTACAAACCCTTTAGCAGCAAGCATCCTTGCTGCGGCGGCGGTGTCATCAGTAACACCATCACAAGCGGCACCATAGTTTAATATTGTATCTAAAGTATTTTCAAAGTCAGTACGCAGCAGGTCGGTATATGACTGTGCTTGTGCTTCAGCAATGTCCAACTCTGTTTGTGTTGCAAAGAACTCAACACTCTGGAAAGCGGCAGTCCCTAGGGTTGAAACAGTCAGTTCAACAGAGTCTAAACGAGAGTCCAACTGGACAGGGGTGTCAGTTTGAACAAGGGATGTTCCGTTGAATTGGTGTGTTTGCCCTGTGGAACGTACAACCACTGTAAACCATTTTGGAACAGGGGTGGAAAAATAAGTAGTTCCTACGGCAAAATATAGACGATTGTCAGTAGTCAGAAAGTAAGCTTGACCATTGACAGCGGGAGGAAGTGAAGATACAACATCGTCAACATTCCTATCAAACATAAAGGAGAATTTAACAAGGTTTTCATCCATCCCAGCATTCCAACCATTTTCTCCAAATGCCCACCCGTAAGCGGTTTCAAGCCAAGGGGCTTGTTGTTGAGGCATGTACTACTCCTTATGCGTCTGGTGATATAGGACGCTTATCTTTATTTGGAAAATCTTTATTTTCAGGCCATGCTCGGAGAGCTTTACGATACTCCCTCCACTGAGAGACAGTACCAATAGCTTTAGGGTCAGAGTCTTGAACTTTATTAAGTTGAACATCGACTTTAGATAGTTCAGTATTCCTCCAAAGCCTTTCTTTTAATTCTGTATGGGTATCTTCTGTTTTTGTAAATACAAATTCCTTATCTACCACCAGTACAGAGTACCCGCTAGACAACTTCAGATAAATCTCGTCATATTCTTTAGAGCTAATCTTAATCACGTCTTCAGGGATATCTTTTTGTACACCTTCGTGGTAAAAACCTTGAGTTTTAACAGAGAAGTATCTTTGCATAATTAGCTCCCTATTGCCCACCAGAATGCAGTAAATGTTCCGTTTGGTTCTGTGCCTGATGCGGCATCCAATGTGATAACAGCTTGGGAGGTAGATAGAATTTGAGTGTTCACTGCAAAACTTCCAGTAATCATTCCATTATTTATGAAGTTACCGAGGACACACAACGCTGTTGTAGGGAATGTTGTAGGGAATGTGACTGTCGTACTCCCACCAATACTGCCGGATGTTACAATACTGACAGTCCCCCATTGCAATATAATCCCACCTGGAATCTTTTGGAACCCATTAGTAGTAAGACTTTGGTTAGAGCCTTTAAAAGCCTCTGCTAGACGTAAAGGTGTAAGAATTGTTGTATTACTGGACAGTGCCTGAGACTGTGCAGTAGAAGCTACAGTAGTTTTAGCATCGACTTCAGTCTTAGTGTAAGTTTGTGCTTGAGAATAAACACTAAGATTTGTACGAGCTGTTGCAGTGTTTGTAAGGTCTGCAAGGTTCTGTGCTTTAGCTAGGTAATTAGCATCTGATTGAACTTTAGTATAGAAATCCCCAGCATTAGCAAAAGCAATTTCCCAATGAGTTCCTACAGTTGTAGTTGGGTTCTGATTCGTGTTTACAGTAAGTGCTCGGTAAATTGTACCGTTACTACCCATCACAAGGGACTTAGCACCACCTACAGAATATTGATACTCTGTCGCGCTATCCCAAACAGCAATACCATGCTGGTTGATGTGAGCTAGGGCTGTATCTTGACGATTATCTAGATAGTTGAACCATTGGCGAGGGGGAATCTCAACTTGCCAACCTGTTGCATATTTAGTATCACCTGGGTTTAGAACGTCACCGCCTGAAGCCCATGTAAGACTCAGGTTGGATGGTTTTAGAATTTCAGCCATGTATTTTAATCCTTAGAAATTAATTTGAATCTTTTAAGCCAGAAAGGCAAAGTGCTTTTTCATCTTCACGTCTGTTAACAAGTCCACGGAGTTTCTTACCTTTAGCAAAAACCCAGCGAGTGAGCTGTTCACAAGCTTCCACCCTTTGCCCTTTGTTGAGAAGTTTAAGCAGACTAGAAGATTTGAAATTACCCACGCCTACGTTATAAGTGAATGATAGGTAAGCAGCATGTTCTTCAGGGGACAGAGTAACTTTAATATACTTGCTCATCTCGTCGTTATGTTTGGACAAATCCTTGGCAAGCTGCTCAAGACACTCATCTTCAGAAAACTTCTGTCCACGTTTTAACTCAGGGCCGGTGTGGCCATAGCACGATGTAACGATACCAACGGGGTCGGGATAAGTTCCAAGAACTAAGCCTTCATGTTTTGCAATAAACATTCCAGATGTTGCAAGTGCAGAAGACAATCCATACACAAGAAGTTTGTTTTTAATATTCATTGTACACTCACACTAGAATAACGATGCAAATTGCCCACCACCCGCTTGAGAGAAGTCAGAAGCACCATAACCAAGACCCCAACCAACACCCCAACCGAAGGTTCCTGTAAACTCCCCAAATCCTTTAGCACCAGTAGCACCTTGGAAACCAAAGTAATTCTCAGCAAGGAACCAACCAAAGTTGATCTTTACACCAACAGTTTTAGGGATAAGGCGAGAAGGATAGCCTTGACTTGTGGAAACATAATCAAGCAACACTTGTTCGAATACAGAAAGCTCTCTGCCAAACAACACGGTGTATTCAGCTTGCCCTTCAATAATAGCTGTTGTAGTTGTACCAAAGATAAAGTTTACAAAAGCAAGAAACTCTTCTGGTGTAGAAGCTGTTCTGTTCTTTAGAATCTTAGCTTTGATAAACAGACGATAAGTCTCATCGTCAAGTAGGACATTACCGCCAGTAGGAGAGCCATAGTCTAGAAACTTGGAACCAATCTGAGGAAGACCAAAGTCACCAAAGGTATCTGCTTTCAGAGCACCTTGAAAACCAAAGAAGTTGAAAAGGTCAGCAGAGATAAGTTCTCGTGGTTGACCTACAATCTCTCCAATGATATCAAGAGTTGCACCAGTTGCCTCATCAATACTACGTTTCTGAATGAGGTCTTTGAATACTTGCTGGATACTGTCTTGTTGGTCAATCAGAAGCTGTAGGTATTTATCAAAAACTACCTTATCTTTAAACTGCTCAGTAACTCTGTCACGGGCTTCTGCAAGGTAATCCACAGAAGTGAAAGCGGAAATCATACTACATCTCCCAAATGATCCATTTGGAGAACATCTTTGTGGAAAAGTTCGGTGTTTCCTCCACAGGAAAGAATTTTCCGTTTATCTTTAACTCTATAAACATTAAACATTTTTAGAATGTTTTGTTCTGATTTGTAAGCATCAACTCCATTACCGAACTGATACAGATAGAGTACTGTGATTTTCTTACGATCTTCCGTGTTGAATCTTTGTTTCAGGTCTTTACCTGTAATACCAACCTTCCAGAAGGTGTCTTCGCCATCCACTACCCTTAAGTAATAAAGATAGGCAGGTTTACCGGGGTTAAAACCTGTTGGAGCGCAAGACGGACAAGACGTACCTCTTTTTAAGGTAGAAGGTGACGCTCGCCACGAAAATCCACATAAAGTGCAATCACAGTCTACATGAGTCCACTTATTTTTATATTCCCCGGAAACCGTAACTTTTGTATTAAGGAGGTCTATTGATGATTGTAGAGACTTTATACTGCCCTTTAACTTTTTACTACATGCAGGACAACCGTTGCTTTTTGCATTTCCTGGGGTAGATGACCACTCATAAGAGCACACATTGCAAGCAACTTGTATACCTCTGTTCGCCCCGCAGTACTCAGAAAGTAATGTAAGATTCTAAAGAATAGAACAGCATCTACACCAGAAGAGTTCCTTGCTTTTGTAAACTTTATCTTTGGTACAACTACTACAGCCATTATTGAAGGTCAAGCAGAATACACTGTATTGTTCGGGAGAGAGCTTTCTGTATTTGAGCAGGTGTTGCTTGATTATGTTTCCACAAGTCAAGGCTACCCATCTCGCCTTATCCCTAAAACTGTAGGTGTACGAATTAACTTTGGTTGGTTCCTTGCTGACAACTACTTTGGTTTCCAAGGCGCAACTGGTGCTAAAGGTTTTGGGGAGTTTACAGGAACCTTTGGTTGGGGTTTAGGTTGGGGTCTTGGTTATGGGGCTTC